CCTTTCGCTCCGATAACATCGACCATTACGTAATAGTCACCGCCAAGCTGGTTACGGACAGCGCCACCGCCATTAGGGCGGAAAACCATGAAGCTATCGGTAAGCTTTCCTGTGTCATTCCACACAAGAAGCTGAGGGAGATAGCCGGTAGTAAGTGCTGCATCATTGAAGTAGTTCAGCACGCGCTTGTGCATTGGAGGCGTCACAGTGACATCTCCTTTTTAATAGTGCGGTCAATCAGCTCGCGAGTATCTTCGAATCCCTTTGTCAGGAACTCTTTCTGCGCCGTAGCCCGGCGGAAGGTCTGCGGCACATTCGGATCGTGAACATAAACCGCATAGTTAGCCGAGTAGCCAACCCGCCCGGTTAGCCGCGTCCCTTTTATATCGAGCTCGCGATACTGGCTGTTGATGAGGGTTGATGTGTCGATGGGCGTGTAAAGAGATGCCTGTGATGAGCCGATGATTAATGCGCTCTGCAGCGCCCTCACCGCTTTACGGCCCTGAATATCACCCACCAGGCGATTGAGGTTTTGCTGTGCCTGTCGCACGCCTTTAACTTTCGCGCCCATATCAGACTCCTGTCAGGATTGCGAAGTCGTCAGCGGTTCGCTCGAATGTGTCGGCATACCGAATGGCCTGCACCACCTCATCAGCGCCCGCTGCGATCGGGTCAGGGTTGCTCGACGCACCAATCAGGATGTAATCACCGGCATCTGCCAGTGCGTACTCCGTCCAGATAGTGTTCTTGACTACCTTCTCGCCGCCAATGGCACCCAGTCGCTTACTCAGCCCCCCTTGATAATCGCAGGCAATTACCAGCGGCTCAGACCAGCCAAGAGAATCTCCATACTCATCGAGCCCCAGAGGCTTCCAGATGGTCGCCTGCGCCGTGTATGACCAACTGGCTAAAGATGACATGTCATTCCCTCCAGCTGATTACAGTGGGATTCTCAGCAGCAATACGCGGGCAGTTAATGCGCCACTCCCCCGCTGCGTTCACATAGCCGGTAGTTTCCTTCCCGCTATCCGTCTTCACCCACACGCGCTGGAATTTTCTGGGCAAACGCTCTGATGCTGGTATCGACATCATTCCCCTCCACACATGCAGCTACCCTTGCCAATCCAGATTCCAGCAAAGGCCTTCTGAGTTGGATCTGGAGGAATAAGTGATGCGGCGCATCCGAACTTATCCAGACCTTTTAGCAGCCCGAGGGAGCCTTTCCATCGATCTGCAAACGAACCGTATCGGAATGACCTCGACGCACCAGACGGGGCTGACTGAGAGCTGATATATTTATCGCCCTGCCCCAGCCCCATCAGTCCTAACAGGTACATCTGAATGAGTGTCGAAGTAGCAGCCGGGTAGTTAGCATCCAGACATTCCTGGATGCTGTTGGCCTGCTCTACCAGTGCGGCAAGAATGAAGTCGGGCAATGTGATGCCCTGGCTCTCCAGATACTCTTTTGCCTGTTCCTGGGTAACCATGAAAACCTCTTAGCCCCGCCGAAACAGGGCATAAAAAAACCGCCTTAGCGGCGGCTGTTATTCTGCGGGAAAAAGCTTTTCAAGTTCGCCATCCGGCAGTAGCTCCGAGAGCTTTTCTGCACCCAGGTTACCTTTGAACTCAATACCAAGCTCAGTTAGGCGGTCGGCAATAACCTCTTTTCGAGACTTGCCTTCGCTTTTGGCGTCTGGGGTTGCAGGTGACAGTTCGCCCGACTCACTACCAATCAGGCGAACATGCGAGGCTAAGGCCGGGTTCAACTCACCAATCTCAACGGTCTGGCCTTTTGATACCCCATGCCATGGCTTAATTACTTCGTAATTAGACATTCCCGCCCCCTTACGCCAGTACGGCGCCGTAAACAACACCACCCAGGCCTTCGCCATCACGCTTAACCGAGATGCCTTCAGCAGACATGATCTGGTTGTTGTAGTTGCTCTGCGGCATCAGGCGAGGCAGCGGAACGATACCAACAGCCATGCCAATCAGCGGAGAAACCACATCCTGACGACGCTCATAGCCCAGGAACTCATTCCCCGTTAGGGCGTAAGTCATCTGGATGGATTTTGCCGGGATGAACTTGGAGATAGCATCGAAGACGGTGCCGCTTACCATGGCATTAGTGCCGCCGTTGATATCAATCAGGTACGGCTTTGACATGTTCGCCCAGATATCAGCGCTCACCCAAAGCTTGTCGTAAGCAGTGACCTTGTTTTTTCGAGCATTCAGGCCAAACGCTCCGGTTGGGCCAAAGAAGGCCAGCATCTGTGCCGGGGTAGCAGTTGTCAGGTCGATGTTGGCACCACCTGCGCCGCTTCCGAGGTTGATTTTCGTGGTGTTTCGGTGATTCTTCAGTCCCTGTGCTTTGTAACCCTGCACGGAGATTGCGCTATTCCCGTTGAGATAGTAGGCAACGCGTTTTTTGTGGAACTTACGCATTTTTGATGCCTGAGAGTCCAGCATCAGGTCAATTCCGACTGTGCTCAACCCTGCTGCGTGGCGCCAGTTTACACCGTACCCCGCGGTGAATACTGGAATCGGGTCGCCATCGCTGTCATATTCAGTGTGGTCGAATGAATACGGTGCCTGACCATCAATGCTGATCGACACGTCATCAGCAATATCACCAGTGACGTTGTACAGTTTCGCAGTCTTGCCGATTGGCAGGATTGTCTGAACGGACATCAGGTCGTTGATGATTTCCATGCCAGTTTCCTGATCGCGCATCTGAATTACCTGGCGATCCAGCTCGGCCCAGAATTCGCGAGTGAAGCCACCAACAGCATTAGCTGCGAGCATTTCAGGAGTCATGCTGGTGCGATACGCATTAACCATCATGTCGTGGTGCTGGTTCCAGATATTACGGTTGGCCCACAACTCACTCCAGTGACCCTGCAGTCGGCTGTTTGTTGCCAGTGTTTCAGCGGTAAAATACATTCTGTTTCTCCTGATTACGCGCCAGAGGCTGCGGCAACGGTGCCAACGCGCATACGAACGCGGATGAAGTCGGTAGAACTGGCGGCAATGGTCGCCTCGTCCTGGCTGTAGCCAATCACCGTATCGGTATCTGCTGTGGCGATGGTGAACTGACCAGCAGTACCCAACTTGATAGGGGTGTCTTTTTTGTATGCGCCAGCCACACAGAGCAATGCCAGTTCGCGACCTTCCTCCACGTAATTACCAACAGCCGAATCACCAGCCGGTACGGCCTCGGTGATCTTCAAGCCCTGGTGATATGCAACATCGATAATGTAGATGCGGCCACGCAATGCTGTTGCCTGTGCAAACTGATCGCTTGAGTTGATGACGGCAGCTGTACCCGGAAGTAGAGCGGCTGCGGTTGCGCGTGTTTCGGTCTTGTACAGTGACTGACCGTCAATATTTACTCGACGATAACGTGCCATTACGCAGCACCTCCGAAGTAAGATTTAGGGTCTGGCGCACCAGTTGGGGCCTGATTGGTTGCTGAGTTAGCGCCCAATGGGGCTGGCGATCCGATGCTCTTGTGCATTGCTTCAAGCGCTTCGCCAGATAGTGCATTTGCAACGATTTCTCCATGCACCGCTGCTACTGCCGCTCGTTTGGTAGCTTCTTCAGCGCGGGAGTTAGCGGTCAGGGAGTCGGACAGTGTTTTCTGATTGGCCTGAATGCCTGTCAGTGCTTCGGTAATCGGCTTTAGCGACACTTCGTTGTTTGCAGCGATGGCGCTGTTGACGATATTGCCGATCTGGTCGAGTTCTTCTTTGGTCAAAGGCATATCGCCCTCCGTTTGGTGGTTTGCTGCAGGCTGTTCCTGCGGTGTGAAAAGTGATTTAAATTTGTTGGCTGCGATGGCGACCCAGGATTCCTGTCTTGTGACTTTTTCCCCGGCATCATCAAATGTGATCTTCCCGCCATCAGAGGTGTAACCGTAAACCTGTGCATCACCGCCGTTGCGGATGATGATTACCTGTGATTCGGTAAAGTCAGCGACCCATGCATAATCATCCGGCCCGATGGCGAATTTTTCTCGGGCGGCTTTCTCCAGGCGGCGCTCGCGCTCTCGATATGACTCGCCAATCAGCGCTCCTGAATTAACCTTCATCGGTGTGGCAAGGTCGGCATTGACCATCAGCCCAACGCCCTGCTCAGGTGTCGCGGCACCAACTTCGTGCAGCAGGATGGCGTCATGATCCATACCGTGAATCTTTGCCACCCACTCTGCGCCCAGCGCCTTCTGCTCTTCATTGGCTTCGATCTGGTCGAGGAATACCGCGACGCTGGTGTGAATCGGCGGCACATCTTCGCCACGTTCGATAGCTGCCACGCGCTCGAGTAGTTCGCGCCCGCCTTCTGACTCGCTGGCTTTGTTAACATCCACCCATTTTTCCAGGTAGATGCGGTTACCGGATTTCTTGACGTTGCGGTTCCACGCACCGACGAAACCAACGTTTAACCCTTCCGGGGAGAAGGCGGAAACGAACTGGCCATTAACCTGCGGA